CTATTTGAATACTATCGTTTACTAACATTGCGTTAGTAACTCCGCCGGCTTTTACTCTTAATGAATCAGAGTTAATCTCTATAGATGAATCATCTACATTAACTACCAATTCGCCTCCGGAAGTTCCTAAACCATCACCGTCAATAGTACTAATATCAAAACCTACACCATTTGTAGTAATATTAACCGGTTTTACGTTTCCTCCTGTAGTAGAGTCAGCTTCTACTGTTACTGTAGCTCCTGCAGAGCCGTTGAAGGTAAAGTCTGCTATACCGTTTCCGTCTACAATTGAATTAGCTAAAGTGTCGGCAGTAATACCTGTCAATCCAGAGCCGTCTCCTTGGAAGGATCCACTAAATGAACCAGATGCTGTCAATCCAGTAGCTCCAGTTGTTCTTACTACGGTACCAGTACCGTTGCTTCCAACTGTAGTTAATGATGCTGCTCCGTCTCCAACTAAGAAATTGTTATTTCCGGTAGCGGTTAAACCTGTTCCTCCGTTAGCTACAGTTAACGCTGTATCTAATGTTAATCCTGCCAGCTCCGCGGAAGAACCGGAGACAATGACTTTTTTCCAATCTGCCATGTTTTTATTTTAAAATGTTTCTATTATATGTTTATAAATATTAACTTCCGAGGAAAAAATCGCCACTGCCGGAGAAAAATATACCTCCTCTAACGGCAGTAGGAGTTACTAGCTGTTCCTGTAAAGTTACTACTCCTTGGTAGTTTACGGAAAATATGTCTGCAGATGCAGATGTTACTGTAAATATGTCTCCTGTAAGGTGTACTGAAGCACTTACACTACCGGTAGCTATTAGGTTGACAAGTGCACTATCTCCCTTGTCTCCTTTAAGTCCTCGAGGTCCTTGAGGTCCTGTAGATACTACCTCAACGATTTCAGTTACTGGTTGAGTGATAGTAATACCGGTAGGGCAATCATTATCGACTATGTTTATGTAGTTATTACCCATTAATCGGTAGTTTGTTTAGATAATAAAACTCTCCCTTCTATTAACCTCGTTCTAATGACTCCGTTAGTAATTTCTAGATCGTAGAAAGCTTCTCCTGTAAAGTCTAGAGCGTCGGTGAGTTCATATCCGATATAAACTCCGATACTACCGCTTGCTGTCGGTTTATCTAAGCTACTACCAGAGAAACTAAGAAATGCATTATCTGTTAATTTTGTATAAGTGTCTCCTAAACTTGAAGTTAGTGTTGCGTACGTTTCTCCTGAACCTGAGTATGTGGATCGGATTTCCATTTTTCCGATATACTCACTAAGATCGATAGGGGTAGATCCAGAATCTGTGTAACGTAGTTCAAAATCTACAGTAGTCCCTTGTTCTAGGGTAAAAGAGTATCTTCCTGCTGCCATATGGTATAAATATCGGCAATATTAAGAAGACACTCTTTCTTTTTAGTCTTGAGGAATAAATTCTCCTTTTTCAAGATCAATGGAGCCATCTCCATACTTATCAGATAATTCCTTACCTAATTTTTGATCTCTTTCTGCTAATTGACTAAGCTGTTCTTGTAGGTTAGTTTTCTTTGAAGAGATGTCGAAAAGGTAGGCTTCTAGATTACCTAACTCTACGATAATGTTGTTCCGGTTTAATTGGAGATCTTTTATATTTTTAATCTCTTCTTCAGTTAATTTTTTATTTGCCATTTGTATAAATCTATAATGTCTTTTCTTAATATAAGACCTTTCTTCTATAATTGCAACTTATTCTAATCTCTATATGTTGTAAATATATCTAATACCGGATCCACTATCTCATGTCTGTGGTTCTGTTGTAAGCTAAAGATCTTTACTCCTGGTACTTGAATTTCTAGTTTTGCAAAAAAATCAAATCCAGAATCTTTTTTATTACGTAAATCGCATTGGGACATATCTCCGCAGAATATCATCTTAGAATTTCTACCTAGTCTACCTATCATCAATTCTGTTTGTCTCATTGTAGCATTTTGTGCCTCATCAATTATAACGCAACAGTTAGAGAAGGTATTACCTCTTAAGAAGCCAAAGGGAGAAACGATTATTTTCCCTTCTGATGTAAGTTTTTCTGTTTTTACTTTTCCTATAAGGTCGTGCATAATGTTATACATCGGGGCGGTTAAGTACGATAGTTTTTCGTCAACACCTCCGGGCAGGAATCCTAGATCTTCTCCTGCAGTAACGTAAGGTCTTGCAATAATTAGTTTTTCTATCTGTTTATTAAAGAGTAGGTCTAGTCCTGTTTGTATTGCTAGTAGTGTTTTACCTGATCCTGCTTTCCCTCTAATTGCAGTTATTGGGTTCTCTAACATGTAAGATTTTGCTATCTTCTGCTCTTCATTTAAAGTTACTCCGAACCTTATTGGCCGTTTTAACTTTCTCTTCTCCTTAAACATCTCATCAGTATGATGATTGCTGGTCTTTGTCATAACGTATTTTACTTTAATATAAATATCTACGGTATTAAAAGCCAAATTAAATAATAAAAAAAAGCCTGGAGGTTAGTCCAGGCTTTCTTATTTAGATTACTATATTAGTAAGTCTTATAGAGCATTAAGACCGTTTACTACGATCTTACCATAGTACTCAGGACGAACCATTTTCTTAGCGTATCTAGTAAGTAGTCCTTTTCTAGGTACGAAAGTATCTGGATCGTAAACCATTGGAGTCATGATCAATGGAATATATGGAGCAAATACAGCACCAGTTTCCAAGAATTGACTACCTTTGAAGCCCATCAATATAGTGTTCTCATTCATGTATGGGTTTTTATAAACAGTGTATCTGTTATTGATTTGACCCATTTTCTGTACACCGAATGCATAAGAAGATTTACTTACATCTCCGTCAGAAGAAGAAGCGAATCCTGGAATGCTTTCTAAGATAGTGGCTACTGTTGGAGAAACTACTACGAAGTTAGCACCACCTCTTAATGTTCTTTGGTGAATCTTGTTAGATAGTTTCTGCATCTTAGTACCAAGAGTTTGGAACCATTGACCTTGAGTGTTGTAGTACCCACCAGCGTCTGCGCCTTTCTCGTCGAATGCTGATGCTCCAGCGTTGATGAAGTTGTTGTTTTTAGCTGACCAGTACTCAGTACCTGCAGCAGCAGAAGTAATCAACATATCAAGAATCTCGAGATCGATCTCTAATGAAATGTACTCAGACATTACAGCTGTTAATTCAGCTTCAGCGTCTAGTGAGTGATATGCATTAAGATCTTGAGCGAATTCAGGAGTCCATTGTGCTTTCAACTTTTTAGTCTTAGCAATGATACCTTCTGATCTCATAGATACGTTAATTTGTGGGATAACGATGTCTGCAGTAGACTCAGCGTTTGGTACTGCAGTAGCAGCTCCGCTTTCGAAATCACCTCTCTTATTATCAGCAGTCTTCTTATTGTAGAATACTGTGAATGCATCTAATGCGTCTAGTTCTGCAGTTGAAGCACTTACGTAGAATTCAATAACACCTCCGTTGATTTTAGTAAGAGCAGGTAATACTCTAGCATCTGTTATAGATCCAGAATTAACTAGGAAACCTCTTACAGCTTCTTCGTCGTAGTCCGGTAAAGCAGAAGCAACACTAGCGATGCTTAGTTTTTTAACTTCTTCTGCAGCTTGTGATGCAGATAATGCACTATCAAAGTTAACTTCTGCGAAAGATGCAGTCTCAGCAGTAGCAGTTACAGAAGCGGAGAATTGGTTAGTAGAGTAAGTAAATCTACCTGCTCCGTAAAGACCGCCTGTGTTCGTGTTACCAAAGTTAGCAGAAGTATCTCCATAAGTTGAAGTATCTTCAGTGAATGGATTTTTTCTAGTTCCGTATTGGAAGTCCAAGAAGAATACTAGGCCAGAAGGGAGATTCATAGGTTGAACAGAAACAAATTCCTTTGCTGCTATCTGACCAAATACTTTTCTTACCAATGGAAGAGCTACTCCAGCCCACTGCTCGCCTTGACCAGGGTTAAAGTTAGCTGTAGTTCCAGTAGAAGATTGCTCAACTACTAATTGCTTTGCTTGGTTCTCAAGAATCATAGACATATTGTTTTTCTCTATGTCGTTATCCATGCCTTCTAAAAGGCCTGTTTTTTCCCATTTACCTGCTAATCTAACTGCGTCAGATTGCAAGTCGTGCCATGGGTTAGCACTTTCTAATAAATTTTGTACTGTTGACATTTAATTTAAGGGTTGTTAATTTTAATTTTAAAGTAAACCTGCAAGTTTTTTCATTCTTTGAATCATCGGATCAACTTCCATTACAGGTTTTTTAACTGGGGAAGTTCCGCTGATAGTAGAAGAAGCGAAGTTTTTAGATTCTCTAACTAGTTTCTTTGTAGTTTCCTTTGTAGGAGCCTTAGAAAGATTCTCTTTAAGAGTTTCAAATACTATTTTAGCTTCTTTTACTGTTTCTGCTTTATCAAAAGCAGTGATAACTTTTACTTTTTGAGATTCTTTTAGATTTGACTCTTTAAGTATCTTGTTTAAGTAAAGTAGTTTTGAGTTTAGGAGGTTAATTTCGCCTAACTCACTTTTAAGAGTTTTAATGGTTTTCATTGCTTCTTCTAACTTTTCGATAATACCTGCTTCTGCAGTCTCTTCAAGCTCTAAGTTTGCAATTTCATCTTCCATTTCAACTTCATCATCTTCCATCTCAGCTTCATCCTCAATTTCAACTTCTTCAGCTTCATCATCAGCCATGTCTGTTAATTCAAGTTCTTCAGCTTCGATCATTTCATCAACTACCTCTTCAATAAATGCTCTCAAATCCTCTTCTGTCATGTTGTCAAAGTCGATTTCTACATCCATATCGTCTACTTTAGATTCTTCGTCTTCATCTTCTTCAGATTCGTCTTCAGTTTCTTCAGCATCTTCTTCTTCAATAGTTTCCTCTTCGATAGTTTCTTCTTCTAGAGCTTTTTCAGATTCGTTAACTGTTTCTTCAGTTACTTCTTCTTCATGAACCTCTTCATCTTCAACTTCGTCGAGTTCTGCTAAAAGTTCTTCAAGATTAAATTCTTCCTCTAATTCAGAGTTTTCCTTTTTCATCTTGTAGCCTTCTTCTTGCTTTTCATCTTCTTCCTCCATTTCAGTTAATTTTTTTTCGAACATAGATTTTAAACGAGGTGTAATAACTTCTTCTAAAGCCGCTTTAGCATTGGCAATAGAAACTTCTTTTACAGCTTTTGCATCAGCAATAGCTTCTTTAAATAAATCTCGGTTTTTTTCCATTTTCCTTTAATACTGTTTTGGGAATACACTTATTAGTGAAGTGCAATAAGGGTTTAAATTTGATTTTCGGTACTATATTAGAGGATAGTACATATAGTGTTAGGTGTCTACTGTGACACTTACTATAATACATAGGTAGTTTATTGATAAAACTACTTTTTATATGATTTTTAAATTGGACAGGTTCCGAAGCTGCAGAGTATCTCTTTGATTACCTGGTTGGCTTTAGTATAGTCTTTAATATTCTTATCTACACTCTCTTTAATTACGTGCATATAAGATCCTGGATTGGATGGTGTTGATACGAAATCCCAGCATAGTAGGTCGAAATCGTCTTGAACTTCCATTACGGATCCCCCGGATTTTAAAGAGCCTGTACCTCTTGAAGATACTCCAACTGTAATATTGGATTCGATTAGTGCTTTTAATATATTGCCGGACGGAGTAGGTAGTATCTCTATCTTACCCATTATATGGTCTCCGTTCCACCAGATATCTGTTATGTTATGGGATACGTTTTTTAGATTTATTACTGTAGTTTCTGGGTGATCTAATTCTCCAAGTGCTCTATTCTCTTTAACAGAGTCCATATATTTACTTATCTCTCTCTCCCATAATGCTTTAGGATAATATCTACCATTGCCGTTCTTAACTTCGGCAGTAGCTAAGATACCTTCTACTAAAGGAAGTCCTCTCTTAGAGGTTTTACCTTCTGAGATTAATCCTACGGTAGGTTGAAATAAGTTGGTCTCTATTAATAGGTTACTCATCTTAAGCTTTTGTAATAGTATCGTAATGTACGTCTTGAACTTCTCCTCGATAATCTGCGTAGACATCGACTTCCCACTCTTGCCCGTTCTCGTCTTCACCTACCCAGTATTGATCTTGACCTTCATTGCCGTGATCGTCAATCATATCTCCATAGTCAAACTCTACTTTATGTACAGTTTCGCCGTCTTTGAACTCAACATAAGGCCATTTAGTTGTAATAACTTTTACTTGGTTTTCGTTGATTGGTGCTTTTTTAACAGTTCCTTCTGTTATATCACCGTAGCCGCTTGCTTTGTACTTACCTTTAGCTTCTTTCTGCTCTTCTTGAGTATAGCCTAGTCCTTTAATGCCGAACTGTCCATCTTTAACGTAATATAGCGAATCTTTAGCAAGATTTTTTGTAACAAGTTCTTTAACTTCCTCTACGGTTTTGTCTACATTTTTAGGATCTTTCATTTCAACATAGAATCCGTTAAGAAGCTCTGCTCCAATAACGTTATCCATGTTTTTATCATCTTTATAATCGAAGTTTTTTTCTTCTAGAGCTGATACTTCCTTGGTTACTTTCTTCTCTGTAGCTTTTGCTTCGTTGACATTCTCTTTGAAAATGTTAAACCAGTTCGGTTCAGTATTTTTAGAAGTTATATCCTTATTTATAGTTTCAGTGATAATACCTCTCTCTTTTAGGTTACTTACAGCTTGGTTAAAAGTCAATACGTTTGTTACGTGTTGAGGAAACTCTCTTTTGGCTTGTTTCAAGAATAGTTCTTTATTGCCTTTCCCTTCTTTAATAAGGTTGTAATTGTTTTGTAAGCTTTTCATTATTAATAAATAGGTACGTTATTGATGTTTAGTTCTATTTCCAAAGGTCTTTATATTCTATCCCTTTAGCTTTCTTTCTTAATTGTTGTTGGTTCACTAATTTATACCCCATGTCTAAGTAGTAGTTACGTGCTGTTCCTTTAGCTCCTTTTTTCGGATTAAACGCATATGGAGTTGAATAGGCTCCGGCAGCTGCTGAGGTACTTATCTCTCTTAGTTGCTTCTTTAGCCATTCTTTCCGTTCTAGTGTTTTCTCCATTATAGATTATTCAATAATTCTGAATATTGTAATAGGTTAACTATATCGTCATTACTAACTTTTTTAGTTTTTTCAATAGGTTTAGCGTATTTAAGAACTTCTTGAAGTTTTATTACGAGTACTTCATCTTGTATTTCAGGTAACTTAGCAGTAATGTTTTTCTTAGTTTCACTTATTCTACTATTGTAGAAATCACGTAATTTACTAGTATTATCAATCGAAGTAACTATTTCTTTAAGGATCTCTTTTTGATCTGGTGAGAAGTTATCGTATTTTTCGTTAAATTTCTCTAGCATAATACGGTGGGTTAGTATTTTAACATCTTTTGGATATTCTTTATACTCCTCCATCAACGTATCTTCTTTAGTCTTAATAGGTTCCTTTATGAGATGTTCTAATAATGTTATTTTATTATTAATAGTATCTTCTGGTGTTATATCTTTATTGTTTTGATTCTCAATCAAGTTGTTGAGTGCAGCGTAAATTTTATAGTTATTAACTTTCGCTTTGAAAAACTTTTCTACATCGTAAGATTTTTTTATCTCTTTGATAAGGTTGTATCTTTGTTTCTTAATTTCAACCCGGTCGAGTTTTTGGGATGCTTCGAGAAGGGAGGATATTACTAATTCTGATTTTACTTCTGTTAGGTTTTTAAAGTTACTTAACTGTTCGTAGATCTTATACTCTTTCCCTAGTTCTGTGTTTACGAAGTGTTTTTTTAGAGTTTTTATAGCAGGAGAATTAATATTACTTATAGTGTCTGTAGCGATTTGCCTTACTAAGAGTTCAAATAATAACCCTGTATTTTTATACTTCGAATGTTTAACTATTGCCATTTCTAGTGTATCTTTGTTATAAATAGTGTGTTATTTGTCTTCTCTTATTTGAGACTCGTCTAGGAGCCCGCCTTTCGTGTTTTTACCTTCAAAAAGGTTAACTTTTTTATCGGTGAGAGTTTCTAAGGTTTTATAATGTTTAGAGAATTCTCTTTTCGTTGATTCAAATGCAAATGGTTTTGTTTTATCTCTGCCGTAACCTTGTTGGTCATCATTTTTCATTGCATCTTTTCCTAATCTATCCTTCCCTAACGGGTCATCTTGAGTTCCTATATGACTTGCTCTCTCTTTTGGTCTACCTATTACAGGTTCATCTTCATTATATCCTGTAGGTACGTCTCCAGGTCTATCGTAGACTCTACCTTTTCCATATGCAGTTGCTATATCATGAGGAGTTCCAAAAGATTTACCGGAAGTGTTTGGATCGTTTCCTTCGTTCTCAACTTGACTTAATCTAAAGTTTCTCTTAGCGTCTTCTACAGTTAGGTCTCTTATTTCTTCATACTCTTCAACTGATAGATGGAATATGTTTTCGTATATCCAATCTGAGGAGAATAATTTAGAGTCTGTCATTGATTGCATTAACTCTACTTTCTCTTTAAGTAGTGCAACTCTTTCTTGATCGTATATAATTGAAGGAGTAGTTAGGGAAAGTTCAAAATTTACTAACTGTTCTTGAGTATATCCTTGAGTATATAGATGTATGAATGCAATCTTATACAACTCGGACACCATTATCCTCTGTATTTTCTCTACAGTCCGTGCAAATCTAATATCTTCTGCTGCTAAGACTGCTTTACCTGTTAGGTTTTCATCGTACCCTAGAAATGCTTTAGGTACCCTTAAGGCGGCAAATAATTTATCTCGTAAATACTCTACGTCACTAATACCGTCATACTGGAGTCCTCCTAGAGTGTCGATTTTAGTTGTAGTGTCTCCGTTCCTCATCGGTATGTAGAAATCTTCCATGAGGTTCTGCATATTGTATTTTAAGTTATACTGACCTGTTTGAGGATCTACATACGGGGTTTTCTTTATCTTACCAATTGCTTTTTGAATAAAGTTTTCAACTTCTGCAGGAGCGATACCTCCTACGTTCATATAGAAAATTCTCTTTTCAGGTGCTCTTACGATTCTATGAACTAACATAGCATCTTCCATAAGAGTATATTGTTTAAACAACTTCCTTGCAGGTTCTAGATATGATCTTCCGTAAGGTAGATAATTGATATCAGAAAGTAGTCGGAAATGTGCCATCTCATAATTATCGAAGTATATGGCGTTTTCATCATTAGTTCCAGGTGTTGGAAAGTATCCACTTGTTCCGCTTGTTAGGCCATCTGGGTTATATTTAAATCTAGTAGACATTGGATGATCTTCGTCGTATCCGTCTTGTCTTTCTATACTGAATGCTGTAAATGGTATAGCGTTATAAACTCCGTATTTTTCTGATATTTCTAATTTTAAGAAGAAGTCTCCGTACTTGCATGCGTTTCTAATCCACCATGAGAGATTAAACTCTATGTTTAATACATCGTAGAATAGGTTATAAAGTATCTTTTGTATATTTTCATCTGCAGATTTGATATGGAGTACTTCTCCCATATCGTTTTTGAGGGTTGATTCTTCAGATAATATATCTAAGGTTGACGCTATAATAGCATCAGTATCCATTACGTCATACTCAGAGTAGAGTTGAGGTCTTAATTGTTGATAGTTGTAGGTTGCTTGTTGTCCGTATAATGAAGTAGGACTAGTTGAATGTATACTACTATATCTACTCTGGAAGGAGTTATTTTCTAACTCCCCGGCAACTTGTATTTGATTTACATCAGCTACTTTAAGTTGATTACCTCCTACGTTTCTAATTATAACATCTGTAGAGAATAATCTCTGTAGTCTGCCAAGTATGCTTTTATTTGCCATGCTTTATGAATGTAATATAAATATAAATATTAAAGAAAGCCACTTCCCTTATTTATAGAGCCATGAAATATCTTCTTGACCGCCCATCCCGTCATCTATTTGGTTAGGGTTGGTGGTATTTTGAGGGATGTAGAACATATCAGGAGCTGATGTCTTTGTTACATTATCCCATACACTTCTTGCAAGTTCACTATTTCCTTTCTGGATTCTAAAGGCGGTTTCTCGTACATACATTGCAATAGCCCAGGCCATTACCAGGTCGTCATTGTATCCTGATTGAGCTTCTGCTCGGTTATTTCTCCATACAAATACTTTTAATTCGTCTAGTAACCTTTTAGAATGTATTACTGCAGATTTATCGTTAATAGATTCTTGGAGTTTTGCTATTGCTAGAGGTCTAGTTTTACTTGTATTTGAGAAGCCTGGTACCATGTTTGAATTTAATCCATGGGGATCGAAGTAGCTATCTGCAGTTACGTTGCCGGATTTAGGGGAGTGGTAAAGATTAGCATACCCTCTTTCCTGTATAGTTTCAATAGTAGACCATCCTATGTTAGCATTCTCCACTACTAGAAGAGCGTTATTGTATTCTGTAGCTATTCCTACTAGTAAATGTGCAAACTCTTTAGGAGGTAACTGTCCTTTATATTCTCCTACTTGTTTACAGTTTTCTATATCTATAATATGAAAGGTAGAAAAGTCTTTTCCGTCTCCTCTTGCTACGTCTGCTACTATCATGTAGTTTCTAGAATAATCTACATGTTCCCAGATCCATAAGCTTTTATCTACTCCTCTTCTTTCTTGAGGGTCTGTTCTAAAGCTTTGTTCATAGAATTCTAAAAGTTCCCCATATATTACGGTATCGCCGGAAGTTGAGAAGTCACAATCACACTCTTGTGCTGCTAATCTAGGGTCTCCCAACTGTGCATCTTGTGCATCTCTCCACTTCTGATCTCTTTCAGGATGTACGTACCAGGGTAGTTTTATCGGTAGGAAATCATTCTCTCCGGTTTCTGCTGCTATCCATGTTTTATGAAACCAGTTACCAGTTCCGTAAGGAGTTGATAACACTATTGCTCCACCACCTGTTGCTAGTGTCTGTTGAGCAGAAGCCCATGTCTCTGCAATATTATCTATAAAAGCAGCTTCATCTATTAATAGTAAGGATACAGCTTCAGATCGAGCAGCATCAGCATTAGAAGATTTTGCAGTTATTTTAGATCCATTTGATAATCTAAGACTTAGTTTATTCTTTTCCTGGTATCCTACTTTCATCCAAGATGGAAGATTTTCATACATAAACTGTACTTTAGATACTAGGTTTCTTGCTGTTGCTTGAGTTGTTGCTAAAGTAAGTACGTTCTTATCTTTATGAAATAACATCAACCATAGTGAATACCCTGCTGCAAGAGTTGAAATCCCTAACTGTCTGGATTTCAGTATGATTGAATAATCGTTTTCTTGAAAATGTTTTAGGGATGTTTCTTGAAAAGGATATAAATGGAAGAGTATTCTACCTCTTTGAGGGTGTTGTATATAACAGTACTTCTTCATAAAATGTACTGGGTCTTTCACACATTTTACATATTCCTGTCTTATGATCTGTTTTAATTCTGTACTCATTAAAATAACTTTAGATTTATTTTTGGCTTTTTTAATTTTACCTCCCAGTATAAGCTTCCACTTAT